GGACAACCCGCTGGTCGAGCCACTCGTGTGGGAATACGAGAAGCACGGCATCCTCGGCGGCACCGGGTCGGGCCACAGTATCGCAGGACTGTACTGATGGCCAGCCTGAACGACATCGTCAACGGGTTGGCCGCCACGATCGAAGGCAACATCCCGGGACTGACAGCGTACAGCTACATGCTTCCGGGCGGCTTCTCGCTGCCCTGCGTGATGCTGGAGCCGATCCCGGGAGACTACACGCAGGCCTTCGCCGCCGGCGACGACAAGTGGACGATACTCGTCTACGCGCTCGTCTCGGCGGGCGGCGACCAGAGTGCCGCGCAGTCCGAACTCAATACCCTGATCACAGGGTGGGGGCCGAGCAGCATCCGTCAAGTGATCTACGACAACAAGAACCTGGGACTCGCCGATGGCACCGTCGCCATGGCGACGGGTGCGCACAGCTTCACCGGCAAGATCGAGATCGGCACCGTCGAGACCGTCTGCGCCGTAGTCAATGTTCTGGTCCACACGGATCCGAAGCAGTACGTCACCGAATAGCGAGGAGTACTCATGGCCCAGATGGCCTTGCAGAAGATCGTCCCGGCCGGCCTGAGTCCGGTCCTGTCGGCGGCGAACACCAACGATGCCGGCATCATCGGCACCGGTCACAACACGTTCCTGTACGTGAAGAACGGCTCCGGCTCTTCGATCACGGTGACCGTCCAGAACTTCGACGTCGAAGACACCGGCGACGCCGTGCCCAACAAGGTTGTGACGGTCCTGGCCGGCGCGCAGGAGTTCGTGCCCCTGTTCAAGGCGTACGACAAGGGCGACGGCACGGGGGCCCAGTTCACCTACTCGGCGGTCACCACGGTGACCTCCGCGCTCGTGCAGGCCTCCTGGTGAGCACTGCAGCGCGCCCCGCCGTGCAGCCCGACCGCTCGGTGCCCACCACGAAGGGGGCATACCGCGTCATCGGCAATCACACCGTCTTCGGCGTGGAGCCGGGCTATGTCGTCGACCTGGATCTGCCGACGAGCTCATTCGACGCCCTGGCCGCGAGCGGCAACATCGACCCGAACCCTGTCGAGGCGCCAGCCCCGACGCAGACCGAACAGGCTGAGCAGCCGGTGCCGGTCGTCATCCACGTCTCTGACGGCGATGCCGTCCAGGGCGTCGACCTCCACAACACCTGAGAGAAGGTGGCACTTTGAGTAGCAAGTTCATCCTCGAAAGCTGCGTCGTGACGATCAACGGCGTCGACTTTACCGACCACTGTTCCAGCGTGGAGGTGAACTTCAAGAAGAACGGCGTCGACACCACGAACTTCTCCGCAGGGGGAGGCAAGGAGCAGATGGCCGGCCTCGGCGAGGACACGTTCACCGTCGAACTGCAGCAGGACTTCAGCGCGGCTGAGGTCGACCAGACCCTGTGGCCGCTGTTCAACGGGAAGACCGAGTTCCCGGTCACCGTGCAGCCGGCTGCCGGTTCGGTCTCGACGACCAACCCGCTGTACACCGGCACGTGCATCCTGCTCGACTACATCCCGTTCACCGGCAAGCCCGGGACGCTCGCGGCCGTGAAGCTCGCCTTCCCGACGCAGCGCACCGGCATCACGCGCACCACCAGCTGATGGCCGACGGCCTGGCCCTCCAGGTCGACAGTACGGAGCAGTTCAATCGTGCGATCAGGGCCCTTATCGGTTCCACACCCGAGATCATCGAGGGAACCGATAAGGCCCTGCACGAGATGGCCGACCTGGCGGCTGAGGACGCGAAGTTCAACATCACCTGGGCTCCGACGAAGAAGAAGTACCACACGGGCCTGCGCCTGCTGATAGCCAGGGGTGTATTCGTCCGAGCACTGGACGACGGTAGCGGATATCTGATCGGTACGTCGATGCCGAAAGAGGATATGGCGATCATTCCTCGAGGTTTCGACATCGCGGTGGGCGGCCATTGGCGCCATCCTCTGTTCGGGGACAAGTCGCGCCAATACGAGAACTACGGGTTCACCTCCTGGTTCATGCTGCCTATGAATGAGGCCACTGATGACGGGCGCGCTAGACTGGTGTCGCTTCTGGAGCAGGTCGCTGAGAGTGTTGCGGCGCAGTCTGAGTAATCCAGTCCATTGACTGCCGGCCGGCGTCGCGGGTCGCCGGCCGGCTCAGCATTGAAGAACCCGCACTCCCGCGCGAAAGGAAAACCCGCAAAATGGCTCTTCTCACGAAGAACGCGATCCTCGACACGGAAGCGCGTACGTACAAGACGATCCACATCGAGGAATGGGGCGGCGACCTGCGCCTGCGTTCCCTGCTCGGCCGTGAGCGCGACGCCTACGAGCAGTCCCTCTCGGTGACGCGCGGCAACAAGACGAAGCCGAACCTCGAGAACTTCCGGGCCCGCATGGTCGCGCTGTGCGCGGTCGACGAGGCCGGTGACCTGCTGTTCACGAACCGCGTGGACGTGGCAGCCCTGGGCGAGAAGAACGCCGGCGGCCTCTTTAAGGCGTACAAGGCGTGCCAGGAGCTCAACGGCATGGGTGACGACGAGGAGGACGAGGTGGAGCAGGTCGCCGAGGATTTCGACGAGCCGACTCCCGTCGCGCTTTCTACTTCCGTCTAGCGAGCGCCCTCGGTTACACGGTCCACGAGCTACTCGACCGTATCCCGTCCTATGAGATCACGGAATGGAAGGCCTACGAGCGCGTTTTCGGACCACTCGGGGATTTCTACAACGCGGATGTCATGGCCGGGATTCACGAGCAGCTGCAGCGAGTGTGTCTGCTGCTGACGGATGGCAATTCGGGCACTGTGGAACCGATTCCGAGGCCGATGCAGCTTCACGAGGTCGCCTTGAAGCGCCTGGAGGCGCAGGAGAAGGCCGAAGAGCGCAAGGAGACCGCCGAGTCTAAGAAGGCAGCCACCGTGGCCGCAATGGACCGCATGTTCAACGACTAGCGACACCTTGGGGTGTCAGAGTGGCTTCGGCTGCTCTGACACCCCATTTTTTTGCGTTTCTGTGAGATAATTTAGAGATGAGCACCCTGCTAAGGGTGCTCTGCAGCGCCCGAGGGAGGTGGCCGTGGCCGATACAGACCTTAAGTATTCGATCTCGTCCAGCTACGACAGCAAGGGCGCTGATGCGGCCGCCGCGCAGCTTCGCGAGCTCAAGCAGCAACTTGACGACTTGCAGAACACGAGGATGCAGCTTCGCGCCGACTCCACTCAGGTCACCGCTGACATCCAGAGGATCAAGCAGGAGATCGCAGGTCTCGACGCTCAGATCAAGATGGGGCTCGATGACACGGACTATGCCGTCGCGAAGGCGAAGATAGACGAGCTGAAGGCCGAGCTACTAGATCTCCAAGACAAAAAGACGCAGATCGGCGTCGATACGAGCCAACTGGACGCCGATATCGCGAAGATCAGGCTCGCACTGGCCGCCATTCCGGACAGCAAGAAGGTCAAGATCGACGAGGACTCCTCGGCGGCGCGAAATGATCTGAAGGATCTGCAGGACCAGTTCGATAAGACGCAGAAGGACATGCAGGACAACTGGAAGCGCACCGCCGCAGCCGGCACCGGGGCGACATTCTCCATCGCGACGGCGATCGGCGCGCTCGTCGTCTCCATGACGCCGCTGGCGGCCGGTATCATCTCGGCCGGCGGTGCTATCGTGTCAGGTTTCGGCTCGGCCGCCCTCGCGGCCGGAGCGTTCGGCCTTTCGCTGAAGAGTACGATCATGAGTTCGCAGGCCATGGCCACAAATGCGTATGCGCTTACTCAGCAGATCAGTTTGCAGCAGAAGCAGCTTGGCTCGCTTACCGCAGGCAGTACGGCGTACAAGTCGCTGCAGAGTCAAATCACGATGAACCAGGTGGCGCTCAACCAGTCGATGCAGTCGGGCACTCCGGTTCAGAACCAGTTGGCGCAGAGTCTGCTGAACCTGCACATGCAGTGGATCAACCTGCAGACGATCATGGAGAAGGCTACCGGGCCGCTGATCCAGGACGGTATTCACGCGATATCATCCGCGATGCAGTCTATGGTTCCGCTCGTCGTGTCGGTGGCGAATGCGCTCAGGCCCATGGCCGACCAGATGGTCCGGTTCACGTCCGGCGGCAGCAACGGAATCTCTAACAGCGGCTTCGCGAAGATGATCGAATGGGTGGAACAGGTCGGCATCCCGAACCTGATGTCCCTCATCCAGGTCATTCACAATGTGATCATCATGGTGGCGCAGATCTTCGTGGCTTGGGGCGACTCGGGCACGAACATGATGAACGACATGGTGCGAATCACGGCCGAGATCGATAAGTGGGGTGCCGACGGCGGTTTCGCGCGCTTCCAGCAGAAGATCCAGGCCGACATGCCGATGATCAAGCAGTTCCTCGCGGCACTGTGGGAGGCTCTGGCTAAGGTGACGCAGTCCGCCTACGACTTCGGCCCGGCTGGACTGTCGATGGTCGGCATCGCGCTCAAACTGGGCGCCTCACTGCCTATCGGTGCCGTGCAGGCATTGTTCGTCGCCTTCATGGGATACAAGGTGATCGCGGCTACGGTGGCCATCTTCAGCGCGCTCGGAACCGCTATAGACGGCGTTAAGTTGGCAATGACCGCCGCGAAGGGCGTCATGCTGGGCTTCGCGGCATCGCAGGAGGCCGCGACGGCCGCCGCTGCGATGGGCGCGAGCGCCGGCGACGTATTGGCCGCGTCGCAGGATGCGGTGAACCTGTCCACCGAAGAGGGCACGACCGCTCGGGCGGCAGCCACGGTCGGAACGAAGCTTTATGCCGTCGGCCAGCTCATGGCGGCCGTGGCTACGGGCGACTGGGCGGCGGCGAACGCAATCTGGGACGCCACAGCCGCCCCGATGATCCTCACGATCGGCCTTATCGTCCTCGCTGTCGTAGCCGTCGGCGTCGGTGTGTATGAGCTCGTCACCCACTGGTCGACAGCGTGGCGCGACATCAAGGGCGCTTTCATCGACGCCTGGCATGCTATCGAACTCGCTTTCGATGATGTAGTGGAGTTCGCGCGCGGCAAGTGGGGCATCTTCATCACCGCTATTCCGATCGTCGGCTGGCTGATATACATAGCAGCGAACTGGTCGCGGCTGCTCGGCGACATCAAACGGTACTGGGATGAGACATGGAGCGCCATCAAGTCTTCCTTCGATGATGTGGTGTCGTTCGTCCGTGGACGCTGGGGCATTTTCGTCACGGCGATTCCGTTCGTCGGCTGGCTGATATACATAGCAGCGAACTGGCAGCGCATCTGGAGCGACATCCAGTCGTATTTCACCACGACGCTCAACGCGATCAAGGGCGCTTGGGACACGGTGAGCTCGGCGCTGTCGAACTCCTGGAACTCGGTATGGAACGCCCTGAAGTCGGCCGTGGAGACCATCTGGACTGCGCTGAAGACCGCCTGGTCCGATTTCCTCAACGCCATGAAGGCCGCATGGGACACCGTGAGCTCCGCGCTCGAAGGCGCCTGGAACACCGTCTGGAACGCGCTCAAAAGCGCGGCCCAGACGGTGTGGGATGCGCTGAAGACCGCGTGGAACACTTTCCTCGACGCCGTGAAGACCGCCTGGGACACGATCAGCTCCGCCGTGACCTCCGCATGGGGAACCTTCTGGAACGGCCTGAGCACCACGGCCAAGGGCGTCTGGGACAGCATCACTTCCGGCCTGTCGACGTTCTTCGGCACGATCCGCAGCGGCTTCACCCAGGTCGTCAGTGACGTTAAGGGAATCTGGGGCGGTATCGTCAGCGTGTTCCAGACCCCGATCAACACGATCATCGGCATCTGGAACACGATCGCCGGCGCGATCGGGCTGCCGACGATCGGCACCAGCGCATCGGCACCAGCGAGTCTCAGCAACCCGGGCGCTTCCACCTCGAAGGCCGGCACGGTCAGCGTGGGCACCGTCAAGGGCTATGCAGCCGGCGGCCGTATCACCGGACCGGGCGGCCCTCGCGACGACGCCTTCCAGATCTGGGCTTCGCACGGCGAGTACATGATGCCCGCCGACACTGTGAAGCATTACGGCGTAGGCGCCATGGACGACATACGCAACAAGCGTTTCGCCGACGGCGGTCTCGTCGGCCGGGACGGGGCGCCGGCGTTCGGCTTCGGCGGCTTCGTCAGCGGACTGATCGGCGGCGCGCTCAACGCGATCCAGTCCGGCGCCAACGCGGTCGGCCTGGGCGGTGTCACGAGCGACGTGCTCAACACCTTGAAGAGCGTGGCCGGGACCGCTGTGTTCGATGTGGCGAGCCCCATCCTGAACGGTATCGTCAACCTGGTGCCTGCGCCGATACCGGGCACCCCGGCGCCGGCCGGCGATGTGCCGCATGCCGGCGCGAAGACGATCGTCGACTTCATCCTGAACAAGCTGAAGGGTATCGAGTCGGCCGCTAAGACCGCTGCCGGGCCGATCCCGACCGGGCAGCACCTGGCACTGATCGATCAGGCGCTGACGAAGGCCGGCGTCCCGAACTCGCAGTGGTCGCTGTGGGAGCCGGATCTGAACACGATCATCACGGCTGAGTCGAACTGGGATCCGACGGCGATCAACAACAGCGACTCGAATGCGGCGGCCGGACACCCGTCGCAAGGCCTCATGCAGACGATCCCTTCGACGTTCTCAGCGTACTCGTTGGGCGGTTCGATCACGGACCCGGTGTCGAACATCGTCGCCGGCATCCGGTACATCCTCGCCACCTACGGTTCGATCAGCAACGTGCCCGGCATCAAGTCGAAGGCGGCCGGCGGCGCGTACGTCGGCTACGACATGGGCGGCGCGCTCATGCCGGGCCTGACGATGGCGAACAACACGACGGGCGCCATCGAAGGCGTCCTGAACCCGACGGGCCTCGCTTCGATCGGCGGCCTGTCGGCGGTCGAAGCGCTGAATACCGGCATGAATCCGACGGGCCTCGCGTCCCGTTCCGCTTCCGGCGGTTTCGGCGCGGCAGTCGTGCTGAACATGCCGATCACCGTGAACTGCGAGTCCGGCGACGCGGAGGAGATCATCGAGGCCGTGGAAGAGGATCTCCTGCCGAAGCTGACGGTTCTGCTCAAGCAGGGATTGGGAGCGCGCTGACATGGCCGTACAGAACCTGAACCCGATAGCCGACGTCGAAAACGACGGCTGGGCGATCGTCGGCGGCGACACTTCCATGTGGGCGGCTCTGGCCAGCAACGTGGACACCAACTATCTGACGAGCCCAGCTTCGAGCGGCGTGGCCATGGTGTCGTATCCCATAGACACGTCCACGATTTCGGCCGGCGCGGCCATTCTGTCCGTATCGGTCGCGGTGCGCGCGAGTCTCGGCACCGGAGTGCCCACGGCAGCGCAGCCGGCCTCTTTGACGGCGGCGATGGTCGCAGTGGACGATCCTTCCGTCTACGTGCAGCGCACCATCTACCCGACGAATGGCGCCGCATCCCCGAACACGTTCACAGTGTCGAATTACACGCGCGATCCGCTCGGTCAGCCCTGGGATATCGAAGGCCTCAACAACATCGAGCTGCGCGTCTACTCGAGCAACGCGATCGCCGACGTGGTGCGCGTCTACGAGCTGTTCCTTGCCGTGTACTACAGCACGGTTCCGACAATCGTCGTGAACAGTCCGACGGGAACCATCCCCACCGCTTCACCGACGATCCAATGGTCGTACACGCAGGTTGACGGGAATCCGCAGGCTTCTGCGCAGTACAAGGTCTTCCCGGCGACGACCGTCGCGAGCCCGTCGTTCAACCCTGATATCTCCTCGCCGGTTTTCGACGGTTTCGTGCAGGGAGCCGTCACTTCGGTGATCATCCCCGGTTCGATACCGTCGAACAGCTACTACTTCTACGTGCAGTCGACGTCGAGCAAGGGCGCCAAGTCGCTCTGGTCGTATCAGCAGGCGAACGTGTTCGCCCCTTCGCCAGGCATTCCCGGCGTGCTGGATCCTTCCGGCGCCACACCGGCAGGGCAGGGTATCGTGGCCGTCACCCCGGACTACGCGAACGGATGCACCGTGCTGACGGTGCAGGACACGTCGAACCTGATGAGTGTCCACGAGGCTGACGTGACGATCGACGACAGCGGCGCCCGCTGGACGCTGACGAACTGCACTGCCGTCGAGTCGACCGACTATCTGTTCCCGGGCGACCAGAACCAGGTGTGGAAGTTCGTTTCCATCTCCAGCGGCAATATGGTGATCAGCTCCGGCTACCAGTCGGTCACGCAGTCGTCGATCGCCTCGAACCAGTCGGTGACCGCCACCGCGCAGGTTCTCGCCGGCACGACGGGCCGATCCGTGAACTGCTCGATCAACTACACGGACAACGCGTACAACTCGATAAGCACCGTCACGGGCACGTTCATCACAGACCTGACAGGGGGCGCCTGGTCGGAGCTCGAGACTGTCGACACGGGCGCACCGCAGAACGCGTCCTACGTGTCGGTGACTTTCGAGATAGTGGGCGCAGCCGCGAGCGAGGCCCACTACTTCACGCACGTCGGTGTCATGTACGGGAATCAGACACCTTATTCCAATGGCGGCCACGCCTCGCGCAACCTCCTGGACGCGTGGTATTCGAACGGCCAGGGGACGCAGCCGGCTGCCGACGCGTGGGTGATGAGTCCGGGGTCCACCTACGCTACCTCCAGCACTTTCGGTGCTACCGCGAACGGTTTCGACGGCGCGCTGTGCAACACGATGACGTACACCGGGCCGACCGCGACGATCGGTTTGCGTGCCGCCGGCACCGTCTATTCGGATACCACGAGCAGCAACGTGTACACGTTGAACAAGCCTGCAGGGACCGCTTCCGGCGATCTGATGGTGGCATTCGTGACTTCCACGTATCCGGTGGCCACGATCACGCCGCCGGTTGGCTGGCAGCTCGTAGACAGTTCCACCGTGGATTCCGCCGGTATCGACATCTGCCTGTTCGTCTTGGCGCGCACCGCAGGCGCTTCGGAGCCGTCGACATGGTCCGGAGCACTGTCGGCGAATTCTGTTCGCCGTGAGGCCGTAGTGGTGGCCTATTCGGGCGCTGCATCCCTGTCGTCGCAGTTCATAGCGGAAGCGCAGTCTGCCACTTCGGGCGCCGGTACCGTGTTCACGTCTCCGATGGTGGTCAACACGGACCCGAGCGCATGGCGCATCAGCGCCTTCGCCGTCGATTCGACGGTCGGGGCTTCGACGATGACCGCCAACACGCAGGCACCGGGCGGAAACCCGATCGAGTTCGTGTCTGCCGCACCGAGCTGGAAGAGCCACGACAGTACCCTGAATTACACGATCAACCGGCCTCCGGGAGTCTCGAACGGCGACCTTATGATCGCTGCGGTCTCCTGCGACTACTACGCCGGAACGATCATCCCGCCGACCGGCTGGACAGTGGTCCGCCAGGAAGTGGGCAGCTACTCTCCGTTCCAGGGCGCCTATGCCGTACTCAAGCGCACGGCCGGCAGTTCTGAGCCTTCCGCGTGGACCGGCACGATGTCTTCGAGTTCGAACGCCTACCCGAAGATCACCGAATGCGTCGCGTACCGCAACTGCGCGCCGGCCAGCTCCCAGTTCATCGCGGATGCCATCGGGCCGTCGAGCTACCCGACCCTGTGGGGTCCGACGGTGACGAACACGAACGCCAACGCGTGGCAGGTGGCTGCGTTCTTCTCCATG